GACCCAGTTGTAAGAAATATTACTTTAAATGAAAATAATGAATTTAAACCATTTACTAAAGAAGCTTTAATAGCTGGTATATCAGGTTCGTTAAATGCTGGGATAAGTAATTATCCTAAATTCAAATATGACAAAAATAGAGAAAAAATATATACTAAAGAAAATGTTACTAACTTAATTAATAATCAATCTCAAAACAATTTAGAAAATAGTATTGTAAATAGTGCAATTAATAATACTATTAATGAAAATAATATCAACTTGTCAAAAGTTAATAGTGAAATTAAAATGCCAAGTGTTAGTAATCAAAATAATAATATATTTTCAAAACAAATAGATGAAGTATTGCAAGGGAAATATCCTAAAAGAGATATGCTAATTGTAAGTAAAAATACTCCTAAAATTTTTCAAGATTTAGGATTAAAAGATTTACCAATAACAATGACGCAAAAACATTTATATACTATGACAAATAGCACAGGAGAATATGATAATGTTAATTATCATAACATTCCAATTGAAATAATTAAACAAATTCCTGAAGCATTAGAACAACCTTTAAATGTTTTAAAATCCGATACAAAAGATAGAAGTATTGTTGCAGTAACTAGATTAGCTGATAATAATGGAGATATAATTGTAGCGAGTATAAAAATAGATGGCAAAGGACAAATAAATGATGTTCAATTAGATACTAATGTTATGACAAGTGCCTATGGAAAAAGCAACAACTATGATTATTGGATGCAAGATAATATTAAAAAAGGTAATTTATTATATGATATAGACGAAGGTATAATAAATAAAATTGATAAGAATAATACACAAAAAAAATTGAGTGCTACGGATAGGTTCCAATTACCTATGCGAAGCTCTGATAGTAGTACTACTATCAGTGATATTCCTAAGAATACCAGCTCAATTTATTACAATAATGATACCACAATAAATAATAAAAATCAAGTAGCACCATTACCTATTAATAATAATATTCAAAAATTCACAAAAGATACAAGCGATATCAATTTACCTTTAAAAAGTGATTTTAATGATAAAGATAATACAAAAATATTAAATCCACTTGAAATATCCAACTTAACAAAAGAAAATGCAAATACAACTCCGAATCTTCCAATAGTTAATAGGAATGAAGTAGGCGATGGCAATAGTAAATTTTATAACAATATTAAAGATAAAACAAATATGTTAAATGAGCAAGAAAAACATCACATTATGTCTAATGAAGAAGTACAATATTATGATAAAGTTACTAATAAAGAAAGTCTAAATAAAGCTTTTGAAAGACTAAACAAAGGCGGAGAAAGCGAAACATTAAATTGGTTTAACAAAGATATTCAAAAAACTGATGCAATAGATGTAGCAGAAGGTTGGATTCTAATGAAACAGTATGCTGATAATGGTAATTATGATTCAATGGTAGAAGTAGCAAAAAAAATGCGTAATATAGGAACAAATGCAGGTCAAACAGTTCAAGCTTTTAATATAATGGAACGAATGACGCCAGAAGGAATGGTAAAATATGCACAAAATGAATTATCTGAAGCTTATGACAAAATAGTTAAAAATAAATCAAAAGAATGGATAGATAAATATAGAAATGACTTTGATTTGAAACCAGAAGAAGTACAATTTATTATGGATACTATGAAAGAAGTTTCTGAAATGGAAGATAATTATGATAAACGCGTAAAACTTGCTGAAATTCAAAAAATGATGACAGATAAACTACCATCAACAACAGGTTCCAAAATTAAGTCCTGGATGCGTATTTCAATGTTATTCAATCCTAAAACACAAGTAAGAAATGTTGTAGGTAATGCTATTATAGCACCAGTCAATTATTTTGGAGATTTATTCTCTAGTTATGCAGATAAATTAATTGCTAAAAAAACGAATGTTAGAACAACTGGAAATATGAATATAAAAGCTATATTAAAAGGATTTAAAGAAGGAGCTTATCAAGCAACGAATGATTATCGAAAAGGTATCAACACTAAAGATATGGAAGGTAATCGTTTTGAGATAAGTGAAGGTAAAGCTTATAGTGATAAAAATATTATTGGTAGAAACTTAAATAGAGTAGAAAATTTGTTAAACTATGTAATGGATGCTGGTGATAGGGTATTTAGTCAATCATCTTTTGAAAATTCACTACAAAATCAAATGATACTAAATAATACAACAAAAGTAACTCAAGATATGATAGATATTGCGAGAACTGAAAGCTTGCAAAGGACTTGGAATGATAACAATAATTATACTAAATTTGTTTTAGGTATAAGAAAATTTATGAATATAGTAGGGACTAAAAATTATGGTTTAGGAGACATCTTAATTCCATTTGCAAAAACACCAGCTAACATAACTAAAGCAATAGTTGATTATTCTCCAGTAGGCTTAGTAAATACCATTATACAAGGAAATAATTTAAAAAAATCATTAAGTAATGGACAATACACTCCGAGATTGCAACATAAATTTGTTCAAACTTTAGGAAAAGCAACAGCTGGAACTTTATTATATGTAGCAGGTTATGCTTTAGCAGAAGCTAAAATAACAACAGGAGAAAGTGATGATGATAAAGACACAGCTAGCTTCTTAAAAAATACTTTAGGAGTAAGTTCTTATTCTATAAAAATAGGAGATAAGACTTTTACATATGATTGGGCGCAACCTTTAGCAGCGCCATTATCAATAACAGCTAATATCGTTAATTCAAAAAATAAAGATAAAGCTTTATTAGAAGCTATTGTAAGTAATTTAGATACAGCTGGTAGTATTTTATTAGAACAATCATTTATGCAAAGCCTTAATGAAGTATTTAATGATAATGATGGTATAGTATCTGGTCTAGTTAACTCTATTTTGGATTTACCAGCTAGAGCAATTCCTACATTTTCTAAACAAATAGCTGATATGACAGACGGAACACAAAGAACAACATTTGAATATGGTAAGCCAATTCAAACAGTGTTAAACAAAATGGCAGTTAAGATACCAGGTTTAAATAAGACTTTAGCTCCATCAATTGATACAATGGGTAGAGAAATTCAAAAATATGGTGGTAAAAATAATATATTTAATGTCTTTTTAAATCCAGCAAATGTTAATACTGAAAATATTAGTGAAAGTGCAGAAGAAATTTATAGATTATATAAAGAAGTAGGAGATAAATCTATAATGCCAAGAGTTGCGCCTTATTATTTGAATAAAAAAGGAGAAAAGATAACTTTCACGTCAGAACAAAGAGCCGAGTATCAAAAAGTTTCTGGGCAAATAATTGATGATAACGTTTTAAAACTTATAAATAATCAACAATATAACAATTTGAACAACGATAAAAAAGCATATATTATTAAAAACTTAGTTAACTATTCTTACAATGTGGCTCAAAAAGAGGTTTTAAACATCGAAATATCTGATACTTATAAAAAAGCATATAATTATAGCAAAATTGGAAATATAACAGATTATTATATACTTAAAAGTCAAGAATTTACTTCAAATGTAGATAAAAATGGTAATACAATAAGTGGTAGTAAAAAAAATAAAGTTGTTAATTATATTAACTCTATGGATATCCCTAATGTTCAAAGAGCAATATTAATAAAATTAAATAATTACTCTGTTGATGGATATGATGAAAAAATAATAAATTATATCAATAGTCAAAAAATAACAATCGATGATAAAAAAGCATTATATGAGCAACTAGGATACAAAATCAAAAATGGGAGAGTGTATTGGTAATGAATTTAAGTGATAAATCAAAAGTTTTAACAGCAGAAGACCTTATAAGAAGATATAATTTAGAAGGATTAAGAACAATTAGAAAAGATGTAAATAATCTTAATCAAGTTATAAAAAGACAAGATAATATAATAAAAAATTATATTAAAAATATAACTCCATATAAAAACCAAGCTAAAAATACAATAAAAGCTTGGTTTTTTAATGGTGTTCCAGTTATCGATGAAGAAAGTAAAATTGAAGAAAATGATGTACTTTTTGATAGAGATACAGGCTATATTTATCAGCTAATAAAAATCAACGAAGATTTAGTTTGGCAAAGAATACAAGATGAAGAGCTAAGTGAATCTTTAAATTATGCTAATTCAGATGCTGACACATCAGATAATAAAAGAACATTATTTTATGAAGAGCCAACAACACCTTACGAAGTAGGAGATATTTGGCTAAAAGACAACTTAATAATGCGTTGCCGATGTACAAGACCAGAAGGAGATATTAACTTAGTAGACTGGATAGTGCAAGATGAATACACAGAAGACTATGTTTTAGCAGAAACTAGAGCTATTTTAAATGAATTTAAAACTACTGTGGAAACAGATTATTCAACTACAGTTCAATTAGAAGCAACTAAGGATAGCATTCTATCAAAAGTAGAATCAGAAACAACGAAAATAGAAGTTAAATTAAATAACGATTATTACACTAAAGAAGAATTAGATAATATGCAAAGTTCTAATATTCAAAATATTACAGAAGTAAAAAATTCTGTTGAAAATTTAACAAACTCAACAAGTCATACTATAAGCATTTTAGAAGAGAAAATAAACAATGGTGTAACTGAGCTTAAAACAGAGAATAACTATACTTTCAATAAAAACGGATTAAATATATCAGATTCCAACGCTCCAGTAGGAAATAATGTAAATGCTTATGGAGTAGAAGTTAAAGATAAGACTAGTCAAAATGAAGCTACACAATTTTATGGTGGATATGTTTATGAAGATTTACTTAATAGAGCGCCTAAACTAGAAAAATATTTAGGGCAAACAGTTACTTATGCTAAGAATTTTTTATTTGAACAATATTTTTCTTCTGAACATTGGCGAATAGAAGAAGTATTTGATGAAGAAGAGGGCATAGGACTTGGTCTTTTTTATATAGGAGATGATTAAATATGGATAATGAAGTTTCAAAAGCTGATTTAAAAATATTACTATCTAGAGAAATAAAGGTAAATAATAATGGTGGTACCAAAAATGCTTATAAGTTTAAGCTTGAAGTAATAGAAAATAGTACAAATATAGATAATAATACCTCGAATGTTACAATTAATTTATATGCAGCACATAATCTAAGCAACACTGGTGGTTTCAAAGATTACAAAACTCCAAAAGCAATTTTAAATATAGATGATTCTGAAAAAGCAAATGTTACAGTATCTAAAATTTACGGAACTACTTATAATGTTATAGCTTCTTGGACGGGAGATATTTTGCATAATTCAGATGGCAATAGAACAATAAAAGTGAAAGCTTCGTTCACTCCAGGAACAACAACAAATTACTTACCGATTTCTTGCACTATTGAAGAAAATGTTATTCTGACATATATACCACGTACAAGTACATTTACAGCTAGTGATGCTGAAATAGAGGGTATATGTGATATAAAAATAGACTCTAAATCAAGCAGTTTCACTCATACATTATTATACTCATTTGGTTCGTTATCAGGGACAATACCTGATTTAAACTGGACTATACCAACAAGCTTTTATAGTCAAATACCAAATAGTCCTAGTGGGATATGTACGATTACTTGTGTAACCTACAATGGAAATACTGAAATAGGAAGAGCTACAAAAAATATAACAATTAAATGTAATGAAGACAAATGTAAACCTAATATATTAGGAACTATTAAAGATGTAAATCAAGTTACAATTACATTGAGTGGCAATGAAAATAAATTAATTAAATATAAAAGTACAGCTAGAATAACTCCAATAGCAACTGCTAAAAATGGAGCTACAATAAAATCAATTACATTAGATGGAACTTTAATAACAGGAGACAAAGATATTTTAGAAGTATCAAAAAATACTTTTAATTTAACTTGTATAGATAGTCGTAACTTTCCTAATTCTTATCAAATTAATGCTGATATGATAGATTATATCCCTTTGACTTGTAATGCTAATTTCAAACGTAAAACTCAAACAAGTGGAGAAATAGATTTGAATTATTCAGGTAATTATTTTAATAATTCGTTTGGTACAACAGATAACAATTTAACTCTAAGTTGGAAATATCGTGTAAAAGGCAGTACAGAATGGATAGATGGTGGAACACTAACACCAGTATTAAATGAAAATGGTACTTATAGTGGAACTATAGTGTGTGGAGATATTTTTGATTATCAAAAAGTATATGAGTTTATAGTCTATTTTAAAGATAAATTAATAGATACAAATACAGGTTCAATTATAGTTACTAAAGGAATACCAAACTTTGCTATATTTAAAAATTGTATAAAATTAAATGGTGTAAAAATTCACTAAGGAAGGAGATTAAGAATGATTAAATTTACTAGAGGAGATACTTATAAATTTAAGTTTCAAAGAAAAGATGCTAATAATGAACCAATATTAGTGAGAGCAGAAAAAATATGGTTCACAGTAAAAAAGAATAATAAAACCACAGAAAAATTGGTACAGAAAACACTTGATGATATAATCTTTGATAATGAAGGCTATTATCATATAACAATAGAGCACGATGATACAAAAAATTTAAAATACAAAAAATATTATTGTGATATTCAAGTAGAAAACGCAGGAGTTGTATCAACAATATTTAAAGATACAATCGCTTTAGATAAAGAAGTAACGTTTGAGGGAGGGAATAATTAATGGAACGTGAAATAAAAGTTGAAAAAGAAAATATGTTATTCAATGTACTATCAATAGGAGAAGTTAAATCAGGAGAAACGGCTGAAGCAACAATAACAGGAAAAGAACCTAATCAAGTATTAAATTTAACACTCCCTAAAGGAGAAAAAGGGGATATTGGTTTAACTGGTCCCAAGGGGGATACTGGAGAACAAGGCCCTCAAGGCATTCAAGGAGAAACCGGTCCACAAGGCGAGACAGGTCCTCAGGGTATTCAAGGAGAAAAAGGGGATAAAGGAGAAAAAGGAGACACAGGCGAAGTAAATCCTCTTGTAAGCAATCTTATTAATTATTACCTAAAAACGGAAACTTATACAAAAGGTGAAGTATTAAATTTAATAAATGCTATAAAAACAATTCAAATGGAAGTAGTAACAGAGTTGCCTACAATTGGAGAAAATAATATAATCTATTTAATAGCAAGAACTAATCAAGAAACAAGTAATATATACGACGAATATATTTATGTAAATAATACTTGGGAGAAAATAGGTTCAACAGATGTAGATTTAACTAACTATGCTTTAAAGAGTGAAATACCTACAAAAACAAGTGATTTACAAAATGATAGTGGTTTTATAACAGATTATACAGAAACAGACCCAACAGTACCAATTCACGTTAAGTCTATAACTCAAGATAATATTAAAAGTTGGAATAACAAAGCTTCAGTTGACTATGTTGATGAAGAGCTTGCTAATTTTCTTATACCTAAGGCAAATGCTACTACAATTGGTGGAATAAAAGTTAGATTAGATGGCTCAACACTATATATATCATCAACTGGAGTAAATCCTTAGGAGTAACGTATGGAAAAAAAACAAGCTTCAATTTATTTAAGAGTTATCTGGCTTGATGATAATGAAAATTTAAGACCAAGTAGTCTAAATATAAAATTAGATGGAGAAACTACTGAAAATGTTGTTTTTTCTATATCTAAAGAAAATAAAAATATAGGGATTAATGCACCATGGAAAACTAATGACTGGGCTAATGGTGTTACATATAATTATCAAAAAGAACAACAAGAAGTGAATGAACTAACTGATGAAGAACAAATAATATCTAATATACCCTATGTAATACCTAGTATAGTTGATGATATTACTCTACAAAATTATAGAAAGAATATTATTAAAGATGCCGAAACAGAAGAATATGCTTATTACACAATTAAAATGACTTATGTGCCGCCTAAAAGAAAATTAATGGCTAGAAGTACTACTCCTGCATTAAATTTCAATGGTACAGCGATAGAAAATGCGAATTTTAATGATGTAGAGTTAGACAAAGTTTATTTCAATAACGCTTTAGTATTTGAAAAGAAAAGAGCTTCTTTTTCAGACATTATATTAGCAAATAGTACATTAAACGAAGGTACACCTAATTTTGCTTTAACAGCAACTACTGATGAAGGAATGTTCAGGGCAGAAGATACTGATGGAACAAGCTATTACTTTAGAGGAGCAGTAACAAACAACTATGTAAAGTTTGCTGGATTCTGCTGGAGGATAGTGCGAATCAATGGTGATGGAAGTATGCGCTTGATATATGATGGGTCTTCATGTCATGCAAATGGAACATCAACAGCAGAAAGTATAGCAGTAGCAAGTACAGCATATAATACAAGTGATAATCAATCAAACTATGTAGGATGGACATATACAGGAACAAGTCAAAGAACACTAAGCGGAACAGCATCAAATGCCAAAACACAACTAGAAAGTTGGTATAATAGCAATATAGGAAATAATGCAACGTATAGTGCAAAGGTAGTTGATGGAAAGTTCTGTAATGATAGGAATGTTGGACAACCACTATCAAATTGGACAGGTAATTGGAGTACAATTTGGGATATAAAAGGTACTCGATTTGCTTATGCTGGAGCAAAGAGACTATATGAAGATTATGCACCTACACTATCATGTGATAGTGGTGATACATATACATTAAAGGTAGGTCTAATAACAGCAGATGAAGTAGAGTTTGCAGGAGGAAAGAACACAAATAATGCATCGTACTACTTGTACGATGGACAATTTTATTGGACGATGTCTCCGTATAGCTGGAATGGCACTTATGCTAACGTATTTTTTATGTTTACAAACGGAAGTATTAGTAATGCTTCTAATGATAATGCTGTTATTGGCTTACGCCCTGTCATAAATTTAAAATCGGCTGTACAAGTAACAGGCACAGGAACAATGGAAGACCCTTATGTAGTGGTAGGTGCAGAATAATGGAAAATATCACATTAGGACAAATAGAAGTGGCATTAGCATTTATAGTAGCACTAATAGGCGCAATTGAATTTATAAGTTTAAGATTTAATAAAAAAATAGCAAAGATTTTAGAACCAATTAATAAAAAAATAGATAATCTTGAGTTGATAACAGATAAAAACTTTCTTGTGAGGTTTCTGTCTGATGTAGAGCAAGAACAGATTATCGATGAAATAGAATGGGAACGATTCTATGAAACATATCAAAGATATCACGATTTAGGTGGTAATTCTTATATAGACCATAAAGTAGAGAAATTAAAGAAAGAAGGAAAGATTTAAATGGAAATAGAATTAATTTTTGGAGTAATACAAGCTGTAGTAACAGCTGTGCTAGGTAGTTTTACTAAAAAGGGTAAAGTGCCTAAAAGATTTATACCTTTACAGAATGCAATTGTCGGTTTAGTAGCAGGTTTATTATCAGTATATTTTGAAGTATACGATAATGTAATCGTAGCTATGTTTATGTGTTTAGCAGTTTCAATGGGTGTAGGTGGTATTTACGATGCTACGCAAACTAAAATAAAGGAGAAGTAATAATGAAATTTATATCAAGATTAACTTGCCCTAGTAAAGACAATAAATACTAT